TTAGGTTTTGTTGATAAATTGGTAAATATTTGTCCAGGAGGACACAACCATGAAACAGAAAAAGCTATTAGCTAAACTGTACAGGGCTTGCGTCGACCACGATACAGAAACCATTGCCAAACTCCGCGAAAAAGAGTTTGCGAAGATACTGAAACACAAGGCCGAAGGCAAGTCATTTGATACAAAATGGACTTTAGTTCGGATTTAACAGTAACACAACTGTAATCTTTTTAACTACAATGCTACGATAAATACTGCCATGCAGAAAACTTATCGTAGCATTTTCATTAGCGATATACACTTAGGCAGCAGGGGTTGCAAAGCTGACCTGCTCTGCAACTTCCTCAAAAATAATTCAGCAGAAACCATGTACCTTGTGGGCGACATCATTGATGGATGGCGCCTTCAGCGCAATTGGTATTGGCCTCAAGAACACAGCAACGTGATAAGACGTTTCCTTACAGCAGCCAAGCGTGGCACAAAAATCATCTACATTGCTGGTAATCATGACGAAGCCATACGTCCTTGGCTAAGACATATTCCAGACATCGGTAATGTGACATTCCAAAACAAAGCAGAACATACAGGCATAGATGGAAAACGCTATCTCATTGTTCATGGTGACATGTTTGACACATTGATGCATGCCACATCTGGCAAGCTCATAATGCATATTGGTGATAAGCTATATGATATCATAGTACGACTCAATGATTGGTGGGCCTTATTACGAGCCAAACTAGGGTTGGAATACTGGAGCATGAGCAAATGGATCAAACAAAATACCAAGCAGGCCGTAGGCTATGTGCTTAATTTTGAAGGTCTGCTTGCTGATTACTGTAAGGCAAAAGGATATGATGGCATCATATGTGGACATATCCATACAGCATCCATAAGAGATGTAGATGGTATAACATATATGAATGATGGTGATTGGGTGGAGAGTTGTACAGCACTAGTTGAATATCACAGCGGCGAGTGGGAATTGATACACTGGAAATACCAAGATGAAAAAAATTCTAATAGTAACAGATAATTTACCGGATCAAATAAATGGCGTGGTCACGACATACAAGAACATTGAAGCTTGTGCGCTACTGGATGGTTATACTTTTGATTATCTTCACCCCGGGCGGTTCAGCTATTTTGATTGCCCTAGGTATAACGAAGTCAAGATTAGTTTTCCCTGGAGGTTGGGGCAAAAGGTCCAGGAGATTGGTCCGGATCATATCCATGTCGCCACGGAAGGTCCTTTGGGTCTGTACGCTGGAATTTATCTTACAAATAATGGGATTAAGTACAATACTGCTTACCATACTAAATTTCCTGAAGGGCTGAAGAAGCTGTTTGGTATTCCGGAAAGTTGGACCTGGCGTTATGTTCGCTGGTATCACAAGCACTCAGGCAAGGTACTGACCACAACCGAAAGCATGGTCAAAGAATTGCAAGCACATGGATTCGGCGATGTCATTCCCTGGACTCGTGGAGTTGATAGAACCATATTCCACCCAGGACATAGAGGCACAACCGTAGCTGGCCGTCCCATATTGGTATGTGTCGCACGTGTGAGCAAAGAAAAGAATCTTGAAGACTTCTTTGAACTAGACTATCCTGGTGCCACCAAAATCATGGTAGGCGATGGCCCAATGCTGGAGACATATCGCAAGCAATATCCTGATGTGATCTTCACAGGATTCAAGACAGGAAATAGCCTAGCAGAATATTATGCCAATGCTGACGTGTTTGTGTTTCCAAGCCGTTGGGAAACATTTGGTATTGTTATGATAGAAGCCATGGCTTGCGGCACACCTGTTGCAGCCTACCCATGCCAGGGTCCTCTGGATGTTGTGGAAACGGGTGTAACAGGATTCATGAACGAAGATCTAAAACAAGCGATTGATGACTGTCTCAAATTAGATAGAGACGACGTTCTCAAAGGAAGTGTCAAATGGACATGGCAACGTGCTTGGGAAATATTCAGAGATAACCTAATACCTGCTAGATAATCAGTTTCAGTGCAGACACAAGATTATTCATCATAGCATCAGTATGCAAAGGAGTTGGAGCAAACCTAAGTCGCTCTGTTCCGACTGCCACAGTAGGATAGTTGATTGCTTGCACATAGATATTGAATTCCTCTATCAAGCGGTCACTTGCCGCTTTACACTTGACAGCATCTCCTATTAGCACAGGCACGATGTGTGTTTCGTTTAGCATTACAGGCAAGCCCGCTGCCATCAACATTCCTTTAAGGGTACGAGCACGTTCTTGATGTGCTTCTCTCAATTCATTGTGGTCTTTGAGATACTTGACTGCTGCCAGTGCCCCAGCACACAACACAGGACTGATGCTAGTGGTAAAAATAAAACCACTAGCAACACTACGTATGGCATCAATGACTACGTCGGCGGCGGCAATGTATCCGCCCTGCACACCAAATGCTTTGCCTAATGTACCATTCACTATGTCAACACGGTCCTGCAATCCCAGCTTTTCAAGATAGCCAGCGCCAGTGGCACCATACAATCCCACAGCATGCACTTCGTCTAGATATGTGATGGCGCCATACTTGTCTGCCAGATCGCATATCTCTTTCAACATGCTGACATCACCATCCATTGAGTACACACTCTCGAACACGATGCACGGAGTTTCTTCGCGCATGGTCGCTGCCTTGAGACTGTCTTCTAGGCTATCCATGTCGTTGTGTTTGAATATCATCTTGTGCGCACCTGAATGGCGCATGCCTTCTATCAGGCTTGCATGATTCTTGCTGTCGCTTACAAAGGTCAAGTTTGGTATGATCTTGGCAAGAGCGATTAGTGTCCATTCATTTGCAACGTATGCTGAACTGAACAGCAATGCTCGCTGTTTGCAATGCAGTCGGGCTAGTTCCATTTCCAATGCCACGTGATAGTGACTGGTGCCGGAGATGTTGCGTGTGCCACCAGACCCTGCACCAGTTTGATCCAGTGCAGTATGCATGGCATCCAATACCACTTTGTGCTGTCCCATGCCCAGGTAGTCGTTGGAGCACCAGTTCACGATTTGCTTGATGTTGTACGGGCCATACCACAGAGCATTTGGGTAGCTGCCTCGCTCGCGTAGCACATCGTTGAACACACGATAGCGTCCATTTGAGCGCAGATCAGCTAGCACAGTTTCGAAGGGTTTTGTAGGTATCATTGTGTTGTATTTAAGCAACACCTGCGCCCACCAAAAACTGCACAAAAAACAGGCACTTTTGAGCCCAAAAACTGCTTAAAAACCAGGCAATTTCAGCCCAAAAAAACCCTAATGATTTCAATGACTTAGCTTGGCGTTGAAAATCAATGACTTAGCCCAAAATGTGGCATTTTTGCAACACTGGCAGATTTCTGAAAAAAAGTTCAAAAAACGGTTGACGCACCCGGGTCCATTTGCTATACTACATACATGATAAAGAAACGCAAGACACGCTCAGATCGCACTCACATAATTTACCAAGCCACTTGCGTGGCTACTGGTGAACTGTATGTGGGCGTCACTGCTAAGACCCAGCCCACACTTGCCAAGAGCTTGTGGACTCGTTGGAGGAAGCACCTGCAACGTGCCCGCACTGAGAACAAAAAGTGGACTCTGTGCAAGGCAATCCGCAAGCACGGCGCAGAAGCTTTTGAAGTCATTATCATCGAAACAGTTCGCGGTAAGGCACTTGCACACGAACGTGAGCGCGAGCTTACTGTAGAGCTTGGTGCAACACTCAACACACTTTAATAGGAGCCATCCATGATTAAGTTCAACACCACACTTACCACAAACGGTACAGGTTACTGGAGCACCGTTCGCAAGAATGTTCGTGCCACTGGCATGGAAGTTTCGTACATCAATGATGAACGCACATTTGGCGAGCTCCGTGTTTACTTTGACACCACCACGTGGGACGTTGAAAAAGACGGACTCATCTACACTGACAATCGCTTCATGAGCGAGCTGACTGCTAAACTGGCTGAAGCTGGGTTCAACGTATTGGATCTGGACTACAGTGAGCAAGGCATGCAAGGCGACAATTATGTGAGCTGTGATGTTGGCAAGAAGTTCTTGGCCAGCTGGTTTGACATCGTTGACATAACCATTGGAGTGTAACATGGACAAGGTAATACGTGATGGACAGGTAGCCGTGTTATACAGCCCTGGCTTTGGTGCTGGCTGGTATAGTTGGAACAGGGAAATGCCCGAGCTACTGTACGAGCCCAATCTCGTGGCCATGATCGAAGACGGACGACCAACGCACGAGCTGGAAGCCTACATAATGACCAAATATGGTGAGGATGCTCCCTACTGTGGTGGATTGAGTGGCATCGGCATTGCATGGTTGCCTGTTGGTGCTCTGTTTCGAATCCACGAGTATGATGGATCCGAAAGCATTGAAATAAAAGAAGACATGAGCTGGTTGACAGCCTGATCAGTTCATGTTACAGTAACACACTAATACAGGAGACGCACATGGGAACTCGTTCGGCTATTGCAGTTGCACACGGCAACGTGATCAAGGCAGTTTATTGTCATTGGGATGGTTATATCGAACATAATGGACGCATCTTGCAGGCACATTATCCCAGCCACTTGGCTAACCAATTAGTATCCATGGGAGATATTTCTAGCTTGCGTCCTGAGATTGGTGAGAAGCATCCCTTCAGCCCACACAGTTCTAAGATGAGCATAGATGAATATAATGCCTTGTACGGCAACATGACCACGTTCTATGATCGCGACAGGGGCGAAGATGGCGCTGACTGGAGTGTGTTCAACAGCCGCGAAGACTTTGTTAGCGAAATGGGCCACTCTGGCTGTGAATACTTTTATCTAATGGATGGTGGTGTTTGGTACGTCAGTACCGGCAACGAATTCCAGCGTCTTGAAACTGCTCTCGAATCTATCAAGGAGAATGAAAATGCCTAATTGGTGCTCAAACGTATTGACCCTCACGCACGAGGATCCGGCTATGCTAGCTCGTGCCCGCAAAGGTTTCCTTGCTGGCAAGTTGCTAAATGAGTTCCTTCCTTGCCCTCCAGAGTTGCTGGATGAAGGCAGTACTACACATGCCCCTGGCGTCGAAGGTCAGAAGTACGAAGACCTTCGTGATCGTCTCCGAGAGAAGTATGGCTTCTCAAGCTGGTATGATTGGCAAGTGTCCAATTGGGGCACCAAGTGGGACGTGGGTAGCGAAGGCAGTGAGGAAAGTGATTATCCTATTGAAGGAGATACGATCACCTTCCATTTTGATTCTGCATGGTCACCGCCTGTAGAAGCAATGAGTGCATTTGAAGAGGAAGGCTTTACGGTTCATCTCAGCTACCATGAGCCTGGCATTGGCTTCTGTGGTTTTTTCAGCACCGAAGATGGTGACGATGAATATGACCTTAGCGGTATGAGCTCCGAGCAGGTCCAGGAAGAACTGCCTGACTGGCTTGATGACATGTTTGCAATCAGCGAGACCATGGCTGAATATGAATCTGAATCAGACTATGAGGAAGAAGAGTGAACCTAGAACAGATAGTATACGCAACAGTGGCATGGGCAATCCTGATTGCTATTGTGTATGGTAAGACTGGGTATCAAAAAGTTATCAACTGTTATATGATGTGGTCAAAGAGAGAGTATTGGACAGATTATAACACAGTTGAGTTTGCTTCCTGGACTGCAAAGGCAATCATCATCATTCCAGGACTCATATGGGGTATACAAATCTGGTGGTTGTATTTCCTAACACTTTTTACCAGCCTGGCTTTAATATGGGCAAGCAATAAAAAACTACTTCCGACCCTTGTAGGATTTAATACCATATGGACTTGGATCAGTTGTATGGTACTAGCGCAACATCTAATCAAGTAGGAGAAAATATATGGCATGGCGAGTTTATATCGAGATGGACGGAGATCAAGAATATCTTGGCAGTTTCCCTACCCGAGAGGAAGCTGAAATCGTATGTGAGCATGCAGTTGAAGATGAAGTGGATGCATATGGATTTGTGCTAGATCCAGACAATGAAATAGTATACCGGCTGAACGAGCCAAAAGAGGAACGGCTGTACGATGATGAATGATTGGTCATACAGTTTTCGCTGGACTCAGCCCTACCCAAATTGGCCTACGGCCCAGTTGCGTGTAGCACAAGATGTTGTGCAAGCTGAATTGGCACAGTTGGACGCTCTAGAAGAGCTGGTCCAAACAGCTGATCTTGCGCCCATCGCTAACCTATTGAAATCA